GATTGATATACCCAACCACATTCATGTATAGGTCCTCCACCATTAGTTGTTAAGTTCTGATATAAATCTGTTCTGATTAAACCACCTGATTCATCGTAAAATTTGTATTGAGAATAATATGGTTCACTTACTACTGATGAATCTAACCACCAATTGGTAAACGCTAATGTATAATATTCACTTTCTTGTATATTTCTTATCCTCGGTGAGTTTGTTAAGAATAATCCTGATGTTGTTGGTTGACTATTGACAGGTGTTCCACTTAATACAAAAGGACTCATATCAAAATCTTGTTGTGTTGCTCTACCGTTAACACCCATGGTTGCTTGATAAGTTTTATAAACACCTGTTGGAATACTTGGAGGTCCGATAATATTGGTGGTAACACCACTAACAACTTCTTGAACACCTGTGAATCCACTAACAATTCCAAATTCTGAATCAGCATATTCCATTCCTAAGAATAATTCATAGTTGATTGTTACATCTTCATATGGTCTTGAGAATGGAAATGTTTGATGTGTATATATTGGTGTGGTGTTCCACATTGAGATTGGAATATTATTTACATATGTCTTTAATATTCTTGAACAATCCACTATACCCAACCCAAATGGATTAGGAGTTGCTTTACCTTGGAATGCTAATACACCATCAACATAGATGTCATAGACATATCTAAATTTGAAATAGTTGGTATCACCACTAATAGTAAAGAATAACCCATCCGTATATACAGGTGAGAATGTTGGTGGTGTATGAGTTACATTTATTAAATTTGGCATCTTTTATTCTTCAATTTTGTTTTGTTTATTATCTTCCTGTGGCCAATAGTGTCTATTTACATCTTTTGGAAATGTATAACTATGTGGTTGACCATCTATGTTAAATGTTATTGTAACATGTGTATCATCGATTACTTCTTTGTAATCTGTCATTACTGGTTTTGTATCTGCCATAATTCTATATTTTAATTTTAAGGTCTATTAAATGTTGAACGAGGGAATATCTTTCCTTCGTCATATAATTGTTCTATATATTGTTTTGCTGCTTCTCCCAAATCATCAGCAATTTTGTCTATCGTTTCATTTACCGCTTTGTCAAGGAATTGAATACCATAGTATCCGTATTGTGCAATTGAACGTCTGATAAGATAAACTAAACTTTTTCTTTGAATAAATCTACCGTTCTCATCTCTTGCTCCTTGGAATCCAGGTTTCTGTCTAACCCATTTATCAATTACAAATAATGGTGGATATCTACCAGGTTTTCTTCCGTAATTAACAAAGTTCCAATAATCAGCATCCCCAAAATCTACCACCAAGTTTGGTGTTCCATCTTCGAAATCCGACTCCCAGTATACTCGTGTTTGTTTGTACAAATTACCACTTGCATATCGAGGGGATATTGCAGTCTTACCAGCACCACTTACAGGTTTTAATTGACCCGAATATGTTTTTGCGGGATATGGTTTCATCAGTTGACCTTTAATGTTGTCCTGAAGTAACATTGCAATATCATTCATTATTTTTTGTTCCATGTATTATTATGTTGATGATGGAGTTGGAGTTAATGTTGGAGTTGTTGTTGGTGTATATGTTGGGGTTACCGATGGTGTTGGTGATGGATATTGTTCACATGCGTTGATATCTTCAAATACAATAAATGAACAATCTAAAACTACACCACCAACGTGGTCATTCATTCTTTCAAAGAATGGGGATGCAGTTGATGGTAATAATAAGTCAATCTTATCATCAAGGAAACCTCGTTTAATTTGTGATAACAGATTTCTTGCTTCAAGTGACATATCAGATACAACATCAATTTCATTTGATAGTTCTGTGTTCACAATATCTGCGAATATTAAACTACATTGATATGTTGTTGTACTCTCATCATAAGTTATTCCCAATGGTGTAACAAACAGATATGGATAAGTTGCTGTAGTTCCTGACATAGTTTCAGAGAAGTAGACAATATCCCCATGACCAAAACTATTCAATCTTGGTGATTGTTGTTGTGCTTGTTGTAATAAGTTAATAATCTTATGGTATGTTATATAATTTTCCATAGTTATAAATAATTCTATCTTTTATTCATTTGTTGATTCAATTTATTTTGTTCATCTCGTTCTCTTTCATATTGGTCTTTCATAAGACTTGCTACGTTGAGAGCCATGTATAAACTCATATTTTCAACTTGCTCGATTTTGGTAATGTCTTCTTTTGCAAGCTGGTAAGTGAGATTAAAATAGAATCTAGCGGTAGCTTGCGTTGAATCCATTTCGGCATTATCTCCCACCCCTTCGTTATCCACTTGTTCATCTTCATCTCCCGTTGCAAAGAAATTTTCGTATTTTCGATGAGTATTCCTACGATTCGCAAAAAAAAAGTAGAACTACCAATCCAAAACCTAACAGGTATATTCTTAAATATTTCCGCTCTTGTTTCAATATCTTCTGATTTGTATGGTTTGATTACATATTTCTTTGGGTTTTTCTTATCTTTTGATACAATTGGTCTGTATAAAATAGCCATGATTCTGTGAATGTTATTAAACATATTTTCTCCTGATGAATAAACCTCAAAATCAATCCACGCTCCCCACGCTAATTTACCCCAATTGTTTTCCAAACCATATTCAACTCCATCATGTTCAAAGGTTAATACCAATTCATTTTCATCATAGTTTTTAATTTTTGAATTAAGGTACATATCAATCAAATTTATTTGGTCTTTACGCAAATTCTTTAATTCCCCGTATGGAATCTTTGTGAATAGTGAGATTAATTGATATTGGTTATCCTTATATAATTCGGGGTTTTGTTGTAAATGTTGATAAATTCCAATCGTTACCTCACTTGGTACTTCAATTATTTTTTCATCAATTACTAATTCTATTTTTTCCATATTAAACTATTGTTATTTTACTTTTTGGTTTATCAACAAATTGAAGTACCACATATTTTAAAGCATCTAATAGATGGTCTTTACCTGCGGTCTGATTTGTTACATTACCTATTTTATCTTTTTTATATTTGTAGTTTGAAAACTCAGATATTAAATCAAGTGAGTCCTCTTGTAAATACAATTTGAATTGTTTCATTTTTTGAATACCGTATAGAATACTGGTCTTACTAACAGGTCTTACATTTAAACCATATCGTTTTAATTCAGCAATACTCTTAGGTTCTGCAGAATCTGCAACAATATCAATGTTTCTGTCAATTCCAATGTCTTTTAACTTAAACGCTAAATCATCGTTGGTAAGTCCTTTTTCATATAACACTTGTTTCACAAATAGATTCTTACCATCAACATGGACTTCAACTACAGCACATTCATCATTACTAAAACCAAAGTCAATACCATAATATTTCTGTTTGATGTTTTTAGGTAGTTCTGAGAAGGTTTCAGGTTGGATGAATATTTTCTCCCTTGGTTCAACAATAAGTCCCTCAGAATAAATCTTAGCCATATCTGGGTCGGTATCTACAAGTTCCTTGATTGCTTGAATTGTTCTATCATCTAAAAATGGATTCATCTTCCAAGTTGAATGTAACATTATTCCATTTTCCTTATTCTCATATTCTAATCCCCACCAATCAATTGGTATTTCTGGGTTATACAATGCAATAATATATTTGGAACAACGAATATCAAGTTGAATAAAACTACTTTTGTCTACCGTATTAACCTCATCAACAATGATTATATCAGATTTAAAACCTTTTAGTTTACCTGTTGAGTCATCTAAACCAATAAACCTGATTACAGATTGATTTGGGAATGTATATATAAAGTCTTGTTTATGTAGAACACCATCATCCCAAATACCCAATGATTCCATAATATCTTTGAAATCAGGTAACATTGTATGTCTTAATGATACTTGTGTCGCTCTAGCAATTGTAACTGATAACTTTGGTGTTTTTATACATTCCAGTATAACATACTGTATTGCTGATATAGTTTTACTTGAACGAGAACTACCTCGTAAAAATATATATCTATAGTCACTCAACACAGAGTTATTCAGATGTTCCCAAACTTCAGTTACTTTAAACTTCATTACTTTTTGTAGTTGTTTATGAACTCCTCAACGATTGTATTCATATTCCTTTTTTCATTCTTTGCAATTTGTTTTAACCTTTCTTTTGCAATTGGATTAATCCAAATTGGTGAATAACTATATTCATAGAAGAAGTCTTTACCGTTTCTTGTTACTTTAATTTTAGCCATTATCTTGTTCTTTATTTTTGTTTAGTTCATCTAATTTTTCAATCATAAACTTTCTCATTTGTTTACGTTTGGTATCAATTAGTTCATTTCTTTTTGCTACACGTTTATTATGTGCTTTCTTTCCGCCACGAAGTTTTGATTTACCCATTATTCTTCTATTTTACTTTTGATTATTTCAATTTCAATTTTTGACGGTGAGTTGGTAAGTTTATCACCAGCAGTAGTTACATCCACTTTAGTAGCTTCAGACCAACTTTCTCCAAATTTGTTTCTCATTATTAATGACCAAAGTCTTGAGTTATATCCCATACCACCTGATTCTGACATTGCAGTATGTGCGTTTTCATACCACCAATTCTCAGCTAAAATTTGATACTCTTGGACGGCTGCATAATAATCTTTGTTTCTTTTCATTAATGCACGATGTCCAACCCAACTGATTCCTAATTTGATTAGGAAATCTGTGATGTGTTTACCTTGTTGACCAGATTCAATTACTATCTTCTTCCATTCAGGAATCATTTTAGTTTCTAGTTTTGGTCTACCTGACCTTTTTACTTCTTCGTTGGTATTTTCTATATTTTCTATATTTTCCATATTACCTTTTAATTTTTTGATATGCGTTCTTATTATTGAATTGCTCGATTGCGTCCTTGATGTTTCTGATAGCGTCCTCAATACCAGGAATAATACTCGAGTTGGGGTACAACGATGAATACGCACTAATGATTTCAATCCTATCTAAGTCCGAATACTCCTCCAATGTTTTACCGACAATAACATCGTTATAAACTTGTTTCGCATAGTTAATAAAATCGATGTTATTTAAATTATTGAGATTACTTTTCTTCCCATTTCCCTTACAATTGCAACCCATTCGTTTCGTTATTAATTTATATCCTGTAAGGATTCGTTTATGATATCTGTAAAAGATTTCTTTATCTTTTTAAATGCTTCAACTAACTCAAACTTATCTGTTTGAATTGATGTTTCAATATC